CTACTAAACAACAACAAACATTACTAGCAGATAAGATGACTACATTTGAATTTGCTTATAATGCAGAAAACGGAGAAAAGAGTAGAAGTCTTATAAGAGCTGCGTATTATGCTCGAGACTTAGGTGCAGATGAGAAGTATATAACAGAGCTAATGCATAGTATATCTAAGTTTATGATACCTCAATTTGAAGAAGATAGACTAGAAAAAACGATACTTCCACAGATTCGTAGATGGTTTTAATAAAAGGAAATAACAATGGCTTATTCATATCCAATATATCACAACGTACAAGCTTGTCATTACAAGTCAGATAAATCATATGGAGGTGTAGATACCTCTGTAGATAACATAGTAGTAAGAAGTTCTGTAAAGAACAGCTACCCTATAGCTAAATGTATTACTACAAGACGTTTTCTTACAGATGATAAGTTAGGTAAAATTTGTATATTCAAACATTCTGTAGACGGAATAATACTTAAAGAAGTAATCTTTAAAGCCAATGACGGAAAAGCAGGAGAGTATATACTTACTCGCTCAGCATTAAAAAGAATGAAAGGATTATAGATGAATGAAATAGAGGAAGAGGCTTATGAATTATTAGAGCAACACAAACTGGCTCAGAACGTGTTACAGGCCGTAGATGAAGATGAGCTTATAGATATGCTTACAGTAGAAGAGTCTGCCAAAATAGCTGTTGCAAGCACTACATTTGAGAACTCTAACCTGGTAGCTCATAGTTTAGCTATGACTGAACCTACTATTGCTAAAGCACTTTACGAAGAGTTAAAGTACTATGCAGATAACGGTAGATTCTAATGGATTGGTGGTATACAGGAAAACCTGTACATGAACTACCTGATGATACTTACGGATTTGTGTACTGCATTAATTTTACAGATGGCACATATTATATCGGGAAAAAGAAATGTATTACAGAAACTACGCTACCTCTACTGAAGAGCGGAGAACGTAGACCTAATTCTGTACTAAAAGGTAAGAATATAGGTGGTAAAAGAGTATATAAAGAGATAGTTACTAAAGAGTCTAAATGGAAAGATTATGAAAGCTCATCAGAGTTTACATCAGACTTAACTATAAAGTCTAAAGTTATACTTTGTTTCTGTCCTAGTAAGAGGAATCTTACTTACTCAGAGGTTTCGTATCAGTTTAAACTAGATGCTATAGAATCACCAAAGTGCAGAAATGTCTGTATAAATAATCAGTTCTTTAGGGACAATATAAAATAAGGAAATAATATGATAGAAATTAAATTAACAGGGGACGATGCTCAGGACTACTTAGACGGTACTTATGATAGTTCATCTACTATTGAAGAACTATTACAAGAGATAGGAAAATTAAGAAGTACACTAAAAGAAAGTACTCCTACATCATCTAAGATATTATCAGATGCTAAGAAACTTACAGATATTAAATCTGAAAGAAGTAAACCTAATCCGTTTACGACAAAAAAACCTAGGGTTATGGTAGAACCTACTGTAGAAGTTAAATACAAATCTAGATTATCTAAACAAGATAAGATAGACTTACACGACTATGCTATGAATAAAGTTCGTAGTAACTGTAGAGTAGACCAATTCGCAATGAAGAGAAGACTACGTGCAGTAACAGTAGAGACTTATATTGATAGACATAGTAACGGTAAATACAAAGCAGTATTAGGTTCAGATATTAAGAAATGGGATATTTGGGATAACGCAGTAGTTGATCCAGAAAAACTATATATTAGAAAGGCATAGCTATGAACGAGTTTATCAAAGTGGATTATGAAGTACATGCTACTCAGTTTTCTATAATGAAAGCATTAGATAAACTTAGCACTAAACCTATATTATCATATGATTGTGAAACTCAGAGTCAGTACTCACTAGAAGAGAGAGCAGAAGCTAAAGATTTACTAAAGAACCATATAGATGAGCTAACTCCAGAAGATAGGAAACTATGTAAGTTAGTATTTAATTCTTCTGGATTATCACATCCTAAAATAACTAAAGTAACACATTTCATATTCGGGCTATCAGAAGATTACTCAGTAATACTGATAGCTTATACTCCTACAGTAGAAAAATTAATATGTGAATGGGTAACTAACTATGCAGGTAAACTACTAGTACATAATAGCTTGTTCGATTTAAAAATAGTACATTACCATACCGATAGATTTCCTATAGATGTAGAAGATACTCAGCTATTAGCTAGATGTCTTATTAATCATACTAAAGATTGGGAATGTAAAACAGGACTCAAGCATTTGATGTCAGAGTACTATGACCCTAGATGGCAAGAAATAGAATCATACGATATACAAGACTACAAAAATGAAGCATTCCTACGATACTCAGCAGTAGATGGTGCAGCTACATTTAAACTATGGAATATATTACAGGAGATGAGAGATGATACTTAAAGATTTATTACCAATTAGACCACCATCAGAATTTGATCCTGGTCCTAGTTACTTCTATGAGAATGTAGTTAAGCACTTAATACCTGATATGGTAAAACTAATGAATACAGGATTACATATAGATAGTAACGAAGTAGATAAACTACGATCTACTCTAGATGACATTCTTCAGACAGTAGTTGATAGGTTAGCTAGTAACAGCATCATAAAGACCTATCAGAAAAGTAGACTAAAAGAACACAAAAAAGAAGTAACAGATACTTTAAGAACTATAGATGATTATATAGTACCGTATAATGAAAAGAGTGCAGTACATAGAGTATATATAGTAAATCGTAGACTAAGAGAACTAGGTCAAGAAGAACTAATTAAGAGTAAGTGGAATCTAACAGATATAAAAAAGATGAATTTATACCTAGAAGATTCATTACTTACTAAGCTATTAGATAAGACTATTACTCAAGAGGAAGCTTCTCCAGGTATGAGAGATATGGCTCAAAGTAAATTAGATGTATGGAACATACCTAGAATAAAAAGTATGGCAACTATACCCGCATTTAATCCTGGAAGTTCTAAACAAGTATCAGGGCTATTTGCTAGTATAGGAATAGAGCCTTTAGCTTTTAGTAAAGATACAGGAGAACCCTCATGGGGTAGAGGCCAGATAGAAGAAGTACTAGAAACAGCTACTGATATAGACCTAATAGATCTATTAGAAGCCTTCATAGACTACTCTTTTGGTAATATTGTAAGAACTACTTTTGTAGAAGGATTTGATAAATTCTCTATAAATAATGTGTTACGAGGTAACTTCAAACTATTCGGAGCTAAAACCTTCAGACCTACTAGTAATAGTATTAATTTACTTAATATGCCTAGTACTAAATCTATCTATGCTAAACCGCTAAAGAAATGTATAGTAGCTCCTCCAGGGTATCTTATATGGACTATAGATTATTCAGCTTTGGAAGATAGGGTAATAGCTAATCTAAGTGGGGATATAAACAAACAGAATATATTCTTGGAAGGATTAGATGGTCATTCACTAAATGCGGTAGGGTATTTTCCTGATAAAGTAGCTAAGATATTAGGACCTAATACAGATAACGTAGCTTATGTACGTAAATTTATGGCAGAAGTAGATGCAGGAAATAAAGAAATTAAAGCACTACGACAGGAAGGTAAAGGACCGACATTTGGCCTAGCTTATGGTGCATTCCCTAAAAAGATAGCAGCAACAATTAAATGTTCTATAGAAGATGCTACAAAGATATTCGACAATTATCATGAAGTGTTATACCCAGGTATTACTTCTTTCAGAGAAGATATAATATTACCTCAAGCTAAAAGAGATGGGTATATACACATGGGTTTAGGTTGTAGAATGTATGTAGATGATGTAGATAAGGATGCTAGGACAGTATTTAATAGTGCTTCACAGTTTTGGTCTATACTAACTCTTATATCCCTTCACAGGCTTAATAATGAGATAGTAGCAACTAAAAAAGAAGAAGACATACAAGCTAATGCAACTATATATGATGCTATATACGGACTAGTAAAAGCAGATGCTGAATCTATTAAATGGCTAAATGATACTATCTGCCCAATAATGGAGAAAGACTTCTTAGAAGACCAAGTGGTACATAATAGTGCTAATTTAGAAATAGGCTCTAACTGGGCAGAACTAACAGAACTGCAACACAGTGTAACTATACAACAGATACAGGAGGTGATAGATGAAATCTAAAAAAATTACCTAAGAAGTTTGTAGTTAATTCTATAGCATTAGCTAAGCTAAGGAAAGGATGGAAACATCTATACTTATATACAAAAGAAGGAAAAATAAATGAGATTATGGTTTAAGAGATTATTTTGTAGGCATGACTACCAAAAACAAGAATTTGGTAAAGGTAGTTGTGACTATGAGGCATGGCTACAATGTACCAAATGCGGTAAACAAAAAATATAAGGAGAAAGAATGAGTCATGGACACAGTAAAGATATTATAGATAATCCATTTATCTATACAGGAAATAATCACAATAGTAAATATAGAATTTCACCTAGTCAATTTGGTAAGTTTGTATCTACTCATTGGACTTGGTACAGAGAAGCTGTATTAGGATTAGATAAGTTTGAAGGTAATACAGCGAGTGTTATCGGAACATGTGTACATTTATGTGCAGAATATGCCGCATTAGGTAAACCTATAACTCATGACATGATATGTGCATGGTTGGATGAACTGCCTTATCATGTAGATATAGATATAGAAGAAATAAAACTACAGTACAAAGCACCCGCTATAGTTTTAGTTAATCAGTATGTACTACAACATAAAATGCTGTACGTAGAAAAAGACTTAGAATACAGCCTTACAGATGATATCTTAGTATCAGGTCAATTAGATAGACTTGAAGGTTCTAAAGATGATTGTATGATAGTTGATTATAAATCATACAACTCTAAGACTAAACCTAAGTATATACCTCAACATTACAAGACTCAGTTACTTGCTTATGACTATTTAGCTAGAAAGAATGGGTATAACCCTACTCGTATGAGACTAGTATATGTTAATAGAGAGATAGATGATAGGTATATCTCAGATAAGACTGGTAAAGAGTGTGGAAAAATACATCCATCAGAAGTCACAGTACTTACTGAAGAGATAACACAAGAAGATAGGGACTTTATAGATGGGATGATAGAACTATTCGTAGATACTATTGAAGCATATGAAAAGTACCCAGAACTAAAACATGTAATATTTCATGACCCAAGACTAAAGGAGAAATAATGGCGATAAAGATTTTAATAAATGGAGAGGCTGGTACAGGTAAGACATCCTTACTTTCCTCATTAGATAAGAGAACATTCGTAGCATCTAGAGATGCTAAGGAATTTGGCCTTAAGATACCTCACACTCTTGTAGAAGAGTGGTTAGGTATGCAAGCATTTATAAATACTGTTACAGATAAACTAGAAGCTTATAATGATAAATTTGGAGAGTATCCTACTAATGTAGCTATAGATTCTGTGTCTCAAATATTTATGGATGTAATAGATAAAGCTTCACAAACACCTAATGTATATGGTAGTCAAGGTATAGAAGTTACTAAAGAGATGGCTATATTAACTAAATTTATACATGAGGATTTAGAATTAAACGGAGTAAACGTTATTTTACTAAATCACGTTATACCAGAGAAAGAAGATGGCAAACTTACAGGATCATTTATATCATTTGGTTCTGGTAAGTTCCTAGAAAAAGGTGGATTCTATAGTACTACTAATGAATCTATTACTATTATTACTGTAGGGGAACACAGAAAAGTACTCTTCAAAGGTAGAGATAAGCAAGCTAGGACTACTCTAACAGATGTACCAGATACTATGTGGGTAGAGAACTTATTTGACCCTAGTAAAAGCAAAAAATTAAAAGAAGATGAAACATACTTCACACTACAAGGACATCTAGACTTATTGGCAGATGAACAACATAGTGTAGAAGAATGGTCGTTATAATCGTTTAATATCAAATACGGTATTATTCCCACCCCCGATATGGTAATTTATAGAACTAAAAGGAAATAAAAACATGAGTTTTTTCAAAACAACCAAAACAGCAGACGCAACATCAGAATTTGAAGGTACAGGAGGCGGTAAATATATCGGCACTTCAGGTATGTTCCCAGTAACAGTACTAGCACCATTCGTAAGTAATGGTAATGATAAGGCTACAACTATTGATCTATTTGTGGATTACAATGAGCAACAACAAGCTATATATGGTAACATGTCTTACACTAACAAAGACGGTGGAGCTAATAAGATTGGTCAAGAAATCTTCAATAAACTAGTTATTCTAGCAGATGTAGAAGATGTATCAGATCCAGTAGATATGGAACTTCCTATCGGTAAGAAAGGTGCAAATAAGACTGTAGCAGTACTTGAAGACCTTATGGACGTAGATGTAATTATGCAAGTACGTATGGAGTACGGAGTATGGAATAACAACATTACAGAGAAGACTGTAATTAAATCATTCTTCCGTGCATCAGATAACGCTTCAGTAGCAGAGATTCTAGCTAACGAAGAAGGTAAAGAAGTAGTATTTGGTACTCAGTATGCAACTATCGCAGAAGGTGCTGACTATGTAGATTACAAAGAGGGCCTAGATGAAGAGAAAGTACAAGCCTGGATTAAGGCTAAACGCCCAAAACAAACAGGGAACAGTGGTAACGCAGCTGTTACAGCCACTAAGAAACCGTCTTTTGGACGTAAGAAGTAACGCTAAGCGTTTTAGCTTAGCGGCTATATAATTCGCAACCAACTCTATTTATCTTCATCGGAGTATACCTGTTAAGATACGGATGGGCTGACCTCACAGACGTTAATACGAACGAGGTCACTAAAATAAACTAAGGAATTAAAATGATAAATCAATTACATTCAGATGTACAAAAATTAGAGACAGAACTAGCAGCTTATGCAGCTAAACCTACGAAAGCTTCTTCAGCTCGTATTAGAAAGCTAACATTAGCTATCAGTAAATCAGGACCAGCTATTAGAGCTAAACTTATAGAACTAGACAAAGCAGGCTACTAGTGCGTTCTTGGGAAGGATTAAACT